ATCCGTAGTAAAGTAATGATCAGCTACAACTACTGGTACATACTTAAGAACTTTATATTCTGCTTCAACAGTCTCCTTACTGTTGCCGCTTCCCATCAAGGCAAAGTCAACATCACTTATTTCCTCAGTTCTTAACATACGATCAAGAGTTTCTCTGACATTCCCCTTATATAATTCAAAAGTAAAGGTCTTATCTTCCTTATCCTTGATGTGCTTTGTAAATTCCTCTAGCCTGTTTCTGACAGCCTGTATAGTATTATGAGGTTTGACATTAAACTCTATATGATCTGTCTCTGTAGTACCATCCTCAAACAAATCAAAGCCAATGTAATGAACCTTCTCCTTATGTTTGAATGCAGCCAAAGCCATCTCAATAGCCCTCCCTCCATTCCATGCTCCGCTTTCCAGTATACATTCAGGCTTATAGAACCTGATGATGTCTGCCAGTTGTCTGTACCTGTTGGGAAGTATGTCAGGAGATGTCTCAGTATCCGACAATTTAATAATACGTTGACCATCCTTGTCCCTAACAGCCATGTTCTTTCGATCTTCCAGACTGACAATCATCTCAGAGATAGGAGAATGTTCAGGATCAATCTCATGTACCTGCATACCATGAGCTTCATAGATAGTTCTTAACCTATTCAGAATAAAAGTATCATGCCACTCCCTGTAGTTGGAGAACTCTCCTGAAATAAATGCCCCTCTTAAATCTCCCAGTAAATCTACTGGAGTTTGTCTGCACAAATTATAGGCAGTTATATAAGCAGAGTCCTTTAAAGTAATCATATCTACTTTATCAGAGTTCTCTGGAAAGATAGACTCAAGATCTTTAACAGACACACTCTTTGTATTGATGACACTAGGATCAAGCCAGATTAACCAGCAATCATTACTTTCAAAGGCACACTCAGTTAGAGCTATAACTTTAGGAACAAACTTGATAGGATCTAGTATCTCATTGTAAGGAATAGTATTCCCTTCAGTTCCATTATGTCTGCTAAACTCTTTTATAAATTTAGGATAGTCCTCTACCTCCATTAGGTTATGGTAGTGGATATTAGGAGCTTTGGGAAGAGAATAGTTTGATAGATCAAGATTGTAGTAGTAACAATGAAAGTCTATTTTATTTTCCCAGTTATCTTTAAACTCACTAAGAAGTGTACTGGTACTTTGTTGAAGAAAAGCCTCATCAAAGGCAGTTATAATTTTATATTTCATTTACTTTATCTTTCAATAATAAATAAGAATAATCTACATTCCATTCGGCTGCATATTGTCCATCGATAGGACGCTTAACGCTCCACTCCTTAAACCAAGGACCGCCTGTTGTGAAGTGAACATTCTTTGGTTTTACTTCTTCTGGTGAATGACCATCAAGCCAGTTCCATTCTTCATGTATGCTCCCTACGGCACTATCTTTATCAGGCAACCATTGAAACTGATGCAGGTAAGAACCTGATTTGTTATTCACTTCCAGAGGAGTAAGCTTGCGATTAAGTTCATGTCCACAATTCCATAGTACCAGACTAGACCAGTTCTTTCTGGGATAAGTTGTCTGTTCTCTACCATCCATCTTGTACTTATCAAGCGGTTCATACTTATGCTTCACACAGTAGAGAGGAAAGAACTCATTATCATATTCCTCAAACAATTCATTGATGTCTGTACGAGGATACATATCACAGTCCATATATAAAGCCCATCCTTCATACATCATCAAGGCTGGTATCAGAAACCTGCTAAAACTAAACTCAGTAGAGAAAGGTCTTTGATCTATCTTATCTATGTTCTCTTCTATAATATATTTTAATACAGAACAAGCAGCCTTCTCTTTAGGATCATAGCCTATAAAAATTGTATTTATTCTTTCATCTTTTCTCATATTAAATTCCTATAGCAACTTTGTTAATTTTTCTTGGAAGATTATGAGGAGTAGGTTTGTCATTGTAGTAATCTGCATCTTTATATTTAGACTCATATTCTATTGGACCTACTTCTATCATATCATATTCTATAATTTGTAGACAATTAAAAGGAAGACAGTGTTCTTTTATAAATTTATCGGCAGCAGCTTTTGCATATGAGGGTCTTTCCCAAATATATTTTCCACTGTTTCTGGAATGAATAAACTTATCAGCTTTAGGACTATAAATTTTGTAAGCCTTAGACATTTTAATCTCCTCATCCGTATCTTAAAATTAAATATAAAAATCCCCAAAGAAGAAAAAGATCAGCGCATATAGACCATACGATATACCCTTTGAATATCCATTTACCTGTTTCTTTTATAGGTTTTTTCATTTATCTTTTTCCATAAAAAGGGAAGGCACTCAATGAATGCCCTCCCATCTCCTTATTTAAATTCAATAAGCTTCGGCATTTTATCTTCTGGAACATCCTGTCTGAGCTTGATGATAACCATCCCATTTTCAAACGATGCTTCTGTGACTTCAATATTCTCTGCAAGATCAAATGTCTTTGTGAAAGCTCTACTTGCTATGCCTTTATGTAGAATGTTTTCGTTGCCCTCCTTTTCAGAGTTGTTTCCACTTATGGTTAATCTTTGTTCTTCCTGAACCACTTTAACTTCTTCCTTTGTAAAGCCAGCCAAAGCCAATTCAATCTTGAACTCCGTATCCGATTCCTTAATCAGGTTATGAGGTGGATAATTTTGATTATCGTTCTCAGGCATATCCATTATCCTTCTGAACAACCTATCATAACCTATAGCCCTTCTCTCAAAATTCAGTAGAGAGGGTGTGTTAAGAAACTTCCAATCACCTTCTAGTCTTACATTCATAGCGTTCTCCTTATTAAGCAAGAGGTTATAGAACCCACTATTGGCATTCTATATATGTATATTATACTACACTTTTATCTATTTGACAAGTCTTTATTTTAAAATTTCAATAGGATGTAATTTATTTATGGGAAGATTATAACAATCTGCTTTAACAATAAAGCCATTGTCCCCATCCTGTTCCCCCTTTTTTAGAAGGCGAGCCTTATTAAAATAATCTTTTTTAGACATCCATCCCAAGACCCATCCCTTGGTAAGATCATTTAAAATCCTTGTAAAAATATAGTGACTACATTTTTGTTTAGTATTGTAAGCTGCTACAGAACAATCATAGTAGTCTTTGGGAACTACCCCTGTTCTTTTTGTTTTGACATCCAGTTTTTTATCCCCATACAAGATATCAAAATCATATGTATTATATATCTCTCCTTCTGAAAGAGAATGTAATGTCATGATTTCTCCTAGAAAGCCACTGATATTTCCTTTACCATAAGTTATAGAATTATTTAATTTTCCCATCTCTTCAGACTTGTGGTTGGCTTCTTCAATCCATTCCTTTTTTATTGCTATCTCTTTCATTATCAAACTCCACATGATCCACCCATGCCACTTATCTGACAAATGTCATGAGCCTGAATGTTGTCCTCAAATTCTTCTCCTAATTTTTCCAGAGCCTCAGAGTATGGCACCTTGGTAAGAGGCTGTCCTCCTCTGCATCCATCAGGATAACAGGTAAATCCTCTTAACCTGTGAGCATACTTAGCCAAGGTCTGAGCAAAGTCTTCTACCTTTCCTTCATTGTTATCCTCCGTATCCCATGCTGGAAGATTAATAGTAGAAGAGATAGCCATGTCCACATACTCCTGAACATTTGCCTGAAAGTTTAATCTCCTTTCATAGTTGGTTACAAGATCAAGAGCAGACTCTATACTTTCAGGTTTAATACCATAGAGTTCTATCATTTCATGTGCCGCACTGTCCACCACATACTGATAGTGCCATCGTTTATTTTTCAGATACCTTCTTTTAAAAGCCACAGCAAAGATAGGTTCTACTCCAGTAGAGGTTCCTCCTAGAATACCTATAGTTCCTGTAGGAGCAATAGCCCTGACAGCTACAGGTACAGAGATGTTGAGTGTGTTGGCAAAAGATCTAGCTACCTTATCTGACTCCGCTTCATATACCTTGAACCACCTATGTAACTCTGGTGTGGTTTCATACTTATGTCCACGTTGAATCAACCATTCATGAAGACCCATCAAGCCAAGTCCTAAACGTCTATTTGAATTTCTAACCTCATACACTTTCTCGTAGGGGAGTGCTGCTCTGAGAGTGCCGCACAATAGAAATTTTGTGGCAAGTTGTACAACCTCTTGCAACTGATTAAGATCATCAATACGAGCAAAGTTGAGACTGCCCAAATTACATACGTCACTATCGTCTTCACTTGTAACTTCGGTACAGGCGTTACGTAAGGTTTCATTCTCTTTCTCAAAGAAGTTAAATGAAAACCCCGGTTCACCTGTTCTAAGAGCCTGATGTATATTAGTCCTAAAGACATGTCCCAGATCTCCTTTCTCCCAATAGTTCAACAACCATTCAGTGTCATAGTTTACACTGATGTTGGTCATGTCCAGAGGTGCAGGAAAGTTAAAGTCATCTTGTTTAATATCAAACAAAGTCTTACCTGTATTTCCTACTGGCATATCAAACCAGTTCTTGGCAGTCAGAAACTTATCGACATCATCGTGCTTCCAGTTCAGAGAAGCATAGATAGCAGACCTGCGACTACCTCCCTGCATAACCTTCTGACCTATCGAATTAATCATCTGCATCTTAGGTATGGGACCACTGGATATACCACCAGTACCTTTCAAGGTTTGTCCCTCTGGTCTATAAATAGAATAGTCTACACCAATACCGCCCCCTGTCATCAGACAAGACTCAGACTTCCAAGAGAGGTTAGCCCAATCTTCTCTGGTATCTTCCTCTGCTTTAAGTAGATAACAGTTGTTAAAAAACTTCTTATCTCTTCCTGCATAGTAGAGATATCTTCCTCCCGGCAAGAATCTGAGATTGGATATGTGATCTATCAATGCTTCCTTCTCATCCTTACTTAGATTGTTTTGACATACATCCTCTACTAGAGTACAGGCCAACTCATGAAAAGTTTCTGCTCCTTCATGAGAATACTTGGTGTAGAAAATGTCTTCGCTGAACTTGGATCTGAACTGTGGATTACGATTTGACTTGAACATGTCTACCCCTATCTATTAAATCATTAAACAAATCTTGTTGCTTGTCTTCCTCTGAATACTCTAATTCTAAAAGCAGTTGTGCATAGTGTATTACTTTTAATATGTCTTCCTTGCCCTCACCTTTCTTATTATGTCTGGTTATATATTTTACAATGTTAGCTTCACAGGTATTTAAATTATTATAATGAGAATAAACTGTAGGTTGTATAGCACAATCTTTGTAGTGATCTCCTCCTACCTGTACATCAAGTGGATTTATTTTAGTAGATAATGGAACTAAATTTTCTTCTGACATTTTCTACATCTCCTGATACAATAACTTCACATGCAAAACTTCTGACCTTTTGTGGTTCCAGACCAGCATAATGACACACAGTTTCAAAATCATCACATGTAACTCCAATTGAAGCAAAGATCCATGCGTGTGCCTGATCTCTTTGAATTTTTATTTCATTGTCCTCTCCCTCCACTTCAGGTTTAGTCATGTCCAGTAAAGCCTGAATAACTACTGCAAGATATAAACTTTTATGTGCATCTTTTTCAGTAAGCTCATACAGGGAATCTACAGAAACCTCAGTCAACATAATTACTTTTTTGAACTGGTCTAAAAAACTTTCCACCTACATAATTGTTATAGAAAGCTGGTTCATCTGTTCCTTCCAGAGTTTCAGTCAAGACATTATGTTTCATTTGATAATAACATTCATAATATCTCAAGCTTCTCTTGTTCTTAAACTCTCCCATAATTTCAAACTTAAAATTCTTTTTACCAATCTTCTTTATATCTTCCATAAGATGTTTACTTGATCCCATATATGATTTCCAATTTGATTCTGATTTCTTTTTTCTTTTCTTATAATTAAAATATTGTTTACATCCTATATAAGATTTGTTTGTTTTTAAATTAGTTATAATATAAACGAAGCCAAACTGAGATAGATCAGGAGTTGTTTTAAATACCCAATGCATTACTTACCATGATGCTATTTCAGGGACTTCAGGTTCTTTATTAACCTGTACCAAATACCTTTTACCTTTTGCATATTGAAACACCCTGATACCATGTCCTTGATTGGCATCCTTCCAACACTCTCTCTTATGCCCACAATACATACAACCAAAATGAAGCTTAAGATTGCCAGACTTCCCATCAGGTACAGGAGCATAACACCTATCAGGAACAGTATCACTGACAACCATCTTTTTAAGATGCTTAACTCTTTCACCTGCATTAATCATCTCCATTGAATGAACTGGAGTGAGACATATCTCCCCTGTAGATTTATCTATGGCTAGAAAAGCCGCCTTGTTAACTCCGTTTGCTTCAGCATAGGCAGAGATCTGATCTATATAACCAAAGGGATCATCTTCCAGTAAGGTATTACTTTTAAATTTATGAAAGCTTTTTCCTGAAGCACTCTTACAATCCACCAGAACGTCATCAATAAAGGAATCCTGATGTCCCACTACTCCCTCTACCTCAACTTCTTTCTGCTGATCTGTTACCTTGTGACCTGCAATGGAAGAACAAAGAAGTAATAACTCTTCCAGTATATATCCATAAAGAAATTTAATTCTTGTGCTGGGTTTGAGAGAAGATTCAGAAACAGGAGTATTAATATCATACCAGAGTTGTCTGTCTGGTTTGCCAATAGCTGACAATCTTAGATGTCCATTAGCTCTGGGCTGTTCATATATAAATTGTTTGATGTGAACCTTGAGCATTTCCCCAAAGGTATCTATATGTTTATCCACCTCTTCCTCACTCATATCAATGGGATCAAAAGAAAATAAATTATAGATGTCTTCAACTAAAGTATCAATTTTTTTCATATTAAAAAATGGAGGGTGGTTAGTTGCCTAGTAGTGTTCGGCCCGGTTGAGCAATAGCTCACTAACCACCCTCCAAGTCTCCTTAGGGGTTAAGAAGCAAAGGGAATTTCTTGAGCTTCAGTGTTTACATATCCACCTTCAACCACATCAAAATCTTCTACTTGATTTCCAGTGTATTCGATAAAGTCTACTACCTGAACAGCAGCCAAGTCAGCAGAAACACCAGACTTACCTGCATAGTTCCAATCATAAGGAACCGCCTTCACATTAACTACACTGCCGTTGGCAATCATCTTCCCATTCCACAAATTATTCTGTGAATCTTTAACAAAGGGAGCTTTGCGTTGAGTACCATCAGCCCTGTTTACTTTACGTTTAATCGTAACAAAATCTCCGCGATCATCCCCCTTGTTATTGATGGGCAACTTAGCTGCTTCAATAGTATCACGATTGTCGTCATTGACCTCAACCTGAATTGACCATACAGGATCAAACTTGGTATTAGGTTCAACGATACAAGCATAGTGACATTTGCCTGTGATATAGATAGGATCGTTCATTTATATTCTCCTTTAAAATCGTCACGCTGTTGTGACATGAAATAGTTACTTAGGTTTTAAATTTTTCTTTGAAGGCTTTCTCCTTTTCTGATTGTTGAATAAGTATAACATACTTTTTTAAAAATGTCAAGCACTTTTTTAAAATAATTTAATGTGTCTCTGCCCATGTGTTCCCAACCTTATATTCACAGTCAAGAGGACACTTCATATCCAGTGTCATGGTTGTCTCCAGCATGGCATCCTTAGTTATCTTTCCAAATCTTTCCACATCTTTCTTGGCTACCTCAAACTGATACTCATCATGTATTGAAGCTACAAGTTTGGCATCCACCCCTGTCTTTCTAATATGTTCATCCATGTGAACCAACCACTGCTTACATACGATTGCTCCAGCCCCTTGAAGAAGAGTATTAAGACTAGCATGAGGTGATCTTATGTGTAAGTTTCTCCCATCAAGAGCCTTGATTGGTCCTACTTCAGCAGCCGCAGTAACATTATCTCTTAATGTTTTAAGCTTGGGCATGTTGGATAAAAACTTAGCTGTGAGTTGTTGTCCTGTCTTGGCATTACCTCCCACTATCTTACCAATCTTGGCTGGTCCTGCTCCATAAAGAAAGGCATAGATGAAAGTCTTAGCCTGATCCCTGTCTGTTAATCCAGCAGCCTTCATGTTAGCTGTGTGTACATCACCTGTAAGAACCTCCTTGGTAAACTTGGGATCATTCATATAGTGAGCCAGACAACGTAGCTCCAGACCGCTGGCATCTGTCCCTACCAAGACATGAGTATCGGGATTGGAAACTGTCCATAGTTCCCTGCATTCTTTTCCATAGGGAGAATAAGAAGCTGGCACCTGTGCCATGTTGGGAGAGTGATGAGCCATCCTGCCTGTCACGGTCTTGAGTGTAAGCACCCTGCCTCTAACCCTCTCATCCTCCTGACACTCCTGTACCCAAGCTTTGAGTAACCCTGTTCTTTTCTGTAGAAGAAAATATCTACTGAACATCTGAGCTTCCTTCATATCTATCTTGGATAATATTTCTTCAGAGATAATAACATTGTCTTTCTCAGTGTAGTGTTCAGGCTTCCAACCAAGTTCCATCAGGCGTTCAGCTATCTGCTTCCTGCTCGCAATATTAAAGGGTATACTCTTGGGTATCTTTTTAACAGGTGAGTAGGTGATGACAGGCTCAAACATTTCTTCCGCGTCTTTTTCAAGTTGATGTTGTTCATCTTCAAGTCTAGACAGTAAAAGCATTCCTTCTCTTATATTAAATGCAAACCCATTCTTCTGTTGCTGATCTATAATAGCCCTGACTTTTCTTTCCATTTCATAAGAGCGTATTGAAAATTTCTTCCCTTCTTTTTCCATAGTCTTGGCGAGCTTGCTGGTTAACTCTGTATCCTTCTTGCAATACTCCAGCATCTCTGGACTGTAGTGTTTAAACTCAGTCATATTTCCCTTGGGAAAGTTAAGTCTTTCTCCCCATGCCTCAAGAGAATGTCCTCCCTCCCTGATAGGATTATATAATTGAGATTCAATAAGAGTATCCCTGACCTGAGACAATTTAATATTAGAACCTGTTAACCTGTTCAGTATGGGAGCATCAAAGCTGATACCATTATGCATGATGAACTGATCTATTTGTCCAGACCATTCAGCAAACTGATCACACTCTTCACCAACCCATACCTTTTCTTTATCAGAGGCATAACACCTAGCTACTATGCAATGTATCTTTGTAGCATTAAGACCATCTGTTTCAATATCAACTACTGCTTTTGTCATAGGCCATATCCGTTTGATAAATATCTCTAACATCAATACGAAAGAATAATTTATTAGTGTCATGAATTTGTTTTGCTTCAGCATTCAAAATAATATCCGCTGGTACATGCCATGCTTTCTTTAAGTTTTTACTAAAAATAATAAATGTAAGTAGTTCATCTTTATACTTCTGTTGCCAGACATCAAGAACCTTTTTATTTTTATAAGGTATCCTTAACTCTGTCCACTGTGTAGGCCATGTACCTACCCATCCCTCCTTGACCTCAACCATATAAAAAGATTTAATTCCATTGCCGTTTACCACTCCTTCTATATCAAAGTCCTGATGAGTCCAATCTGATTTGACTACCAAATCTGGTATGTTCTTTGCTAACCATCCTGTCATCTGATTGATTGATGATGTTCTTATATCAGATTTTTTCTTCATTGTCAACCCCTTATCCAATTAATTTAGTTACTTTTACACCTACTAAGACAGGTACTACACCTCTAACACCAATGTTTGGCAAATTATAACTTACAGGATAATAAGCAACCTCTACTTTAGAACCATTACCAATATACTTACCATGAAAAGGATTTGAGTTACAATCTTCTACATAAATATTATTTAATGAACCATCTCTATTCTTAGCCCTAATCTTAATTTTGATAAAGTCTCCTCTCTGATCCTGTTTATTATCAAGAAAACGTCTACGTTCAGTTCCATCTTCTAATAAATCTACTCTTTCAATTTTATCATCTTTTAAAATCTTCTTACTCTTAGCATCAAGATTACAAACTTCTATCCTCCACTCACCATCAGGATTAAATATAGTGTGTGGTGTAATTACATGTGACCAATAAGCTTCTCCAGATATAACAGATATTTTATCCCGTTGTTCTTTTAATAGTTTAGAAATAACATCTTCTTTCGTAACTGTATTTATAACACTCTTAAAGTATTCTCCTACTTGTATAACCTGATCTGGTGTGGCATTAGACATTACTTGATTAGCTATTTTAGATACCCATTGAACATTGCCTTTTATATATCCTAACTCAGGAACAATTCTATCTAAAGATGGTGCATTAGAACCGTCTAATTTTTTTAATTTAATTCCTAATGCTGGACATTTACCATCTTTAGGATAGATACTTTCTATATATTCTTCTGTTAAATCATAATCTAAATTTAATTTCTTTGCTCTTTTCTTTGCATCCCTATTAGTGTACCAAAAAGGTTTATCTAAATATCTTTGATTAGATTTTTTTCTATGATATTCTGCACTACCCATTTTCATTCTCCATAAAAGGATTGTCAACCTGAGACATTCTACCTGTGTCCCTATCATAGTACAAGTAACAGGCAATGCCAGTGTCACCAGAGTATCTGTTCTTCAGTACCCTGACTGTAGTTGTGTTGGCTTGTTGTTCATCCTCTGCCTGTTGATTACGTTCCAGAGCTATCACACTGTCGGACAGATGAGCAATGCTTGCTGATCCCCTCAGATGAGAGAGAGATACTTCCCTGCCATCCTCATGTCCTTTGTCACCAGTAGGTCTGCGAAGATGAGAGACAAGTAGAAGACCAATCCCTGTCTCTTCCACCAGAGATCTTAACTTAGTCATAAGAACATCAATGGATTTTCTTTCATCCCCAAACTCTTCATTCCCTGATACCAAGATAGAGAGATGATCCAGAAATATCCACTTACAATCCAGAGCTTTAGCCATGTACCTTACCCTGTCCAGTATCTCATCGTTGGATATTGATCCAAAATGATCGAAGGCAAAAAACCTTTTACTGTTAATAGTTTTGTCCTGCCATTCTCTCATCTCTTCCTTGGAATATTTCTCCCTGACTTCCTTGATATATAATCTAGCATTGGCTTCCACCGACATGATATTAAATGCTGTGTTCTTGGTGTTCTCCTCCATGCATAACAACCCAATGTTATCCTTGGTGCTACTCATGATATGATGCATCAGTTCCCTGATGACACTGCTCTTACCCATCCCAGCACCAGAGGTGAAGCATACCAGTTCCCCTGTCCTCATGCCATAGGTCTTGTCGTTCATCTTAGACCAAGGATAAAGACATGTCTCACAAAACTCTTCCTCATACAGACTGTCTCCCAGATCTGCCAGATTTATAATCCCTGCTGGAGTATAGGTCTTGGCATTCCACCATGCCTGACTAAACTTTTCCTTCTGTCCTGCCTTGAGATATTCATTGGGATCTTTAAGATCCAGAGACATAATCTTACACTTGTTAGGTTCAAACAACTGTGCTACTTTCTGTGCCGCGTCCTTTCCCTGCTGATCATTGTCAAAACACAGTACCACATTTTCAAATTTACTTAGATATTCCAGAGATCTTTTACAGTTTTCCTCTGCACTAGGTGCGCCGTTCTTGATACTAACTACAGGCCACTTGCTCCCCAGTATTTCATAGGCAGACATGGCATCCACTTCACCCTCGCAGATCGTAATGTATTTTCCAGCCTGATTAAACAGATGTTGACCAAACAATCCAGCATCAGATAAGTTTCCCTCAGACCAGAACCTTTTTGTTTCTACCTCCCTTATTTTTTTAGCTATAGGATTACCATGTTTGTCATAGTATTGATAGATATGATACTTGATACTGTTACCTGTCTGTTTTATCTGAGTATCATATTTCCTTGCTGTCTCTTTACTAATTTTTCTGTCAGTAATTTCTGATACTGTTCCTACCATAGAGCCGTATGGAACATCTGAATGTTTTTCAACCATTGGAATGACCTTTGCAATACCTGCTTTAAAATATTTTTTACAACTAAAACAATAGGAATGTCCATCCGCGTGTGGTACATTACCATCACTGGAACCACAGCTAGGACAAGCCCCTCTATCTAACCACTGTTGACTCATTGCTTCTCCTTCACCTCTCTGAGTTTATATGTGAGGTCTGGTTCATACCCCATATGACGACACAAACTGTTTCTATATTCTATTTCTTTCTCAGCCTGTCTCTTGGTTGGGTAGGCATCTACCACAATATTTCCCATCTCTTTCATAAGAATTAATTCCCAGCTAGGCATCTCTATAAGTTTCCTTCCAGATGTTTCTTACAAAGTCTTCCTTATCTTCCATGATCTCATCTATCTCCTGCTTGGCGAGCTTCTTAGCTTCCTTCTGAGTATACCCTTCCTCACCATATTGTTTGACAAGATCCCTAAATAAATGTTGACGTTCTTTCTGCCATAAATTTTTAGTCATCTAGCTCTATCCATTTTCTGTTAGCTTCAGTTTGTTTTACTATTGATAGTTCTTCTCTAAGTTTATTAATAGTATTATCTCTATCTTTTAATTGTTCTTTTAATAATTTAATATGTTTAAGTAATGTATTTATATAATTATAATCCATAGTAAATTCCTATTAAGATACTACATAGTATACCATAATTAATTAGAGTTGTCAAGATAAAAAATATGAGTACCTAATTGTCCTAGTACTTTGAAGGCAGGATTTGAAGCCCACTTTGGAGTTACATAGTAGGCATGATAGTGTGTTGCATGTGATGTTTGTCTTACTTGTATCCCCTTCAGTGACATTTCTGCAACATTAATAGATTTTATTAACCCTGTCATATCCGTAAACCTTTCTGGCCTACCATCACACCAATAACTGAAGTGACATTTATCCCTGACAGGATTGTCTTTCCAATACTTACCTTGATGTACTACTTCACAAATAGTATTTGGAAACTTCTTATGTTTTACTCTATTAAGTATTACATTAGCTACTGCCAGCATAGGTATCATGTCTTCTGATCTAGCTTCATGGTAGACAGCTTCAACCAGACAATCAAAGTCATCTGCCTTAGCTGTTGAAATTAATATGAAACTTACAACCAAGGTTGTTAATATTAATTTCATCAAGCAAACATTGCTATCAATAGATCAAGTATAAAATCCACCATGTTCATGTTGAAGTCCTCCTATAATAAGAATAATAATAATAGTGTTAAGATATCCATCATATACCTCCTACATTTTCTCTCTGTATATCATCGTGATTTAATTCAGCCCAGTATATCTCCAAGGCTTCTGTCTCTTGATGAGCTATGAACTTGTGCATCTCTCCTGCTGGCACAATAGAAGTATCACCAGCAAACAAATATGTGCTATCACATAAGCCATAGTCTTTCCATCTTTGTATCTCTAACTCACCAGAGACTACATAGAATGCATTGTTCTTGGATTGATGTTTATGTTGAGAACAATAACCACCAAGATTTACTTTAATTCTATGTACTTCTATGAATGGTGAATGTATTACAGGTTCTGTAGTACCCCATACCTTCCCTTCAATGACACTCATCTTCTTATTCTCTCTTTCAGTATTTTAATTTCTTCAACATCTTTTTGTGTTGGTTTTCTTTTAGCTTCTAGTCTTGCCAATGCCCCTATCCTTCTTTCGTTAAGACCATGCTTTCTCATTTACTTCTCCTCCAATCTAAAATAAATGTAGTCATCTCCTACTGTAATAGATTTAACATTGGGGTTAGCCTTTTGTTTTCCCACATAATTCCATTCCAGATCAGGGTTAGTGGTTGTCTGTTGATGTACCTCATCAAAGAACTCTTTGTTCTCTATATAAAAAATAAGATTTGTTATCATAGAAAATATTATAAACATCTACTTCTCCTTATATGTAATGTGTAATTTAGATACTATCTCTTTAACTATACCATCAAGATAGGGCTGTAACCCTGCTCTATGTATGTTAAATAATTTTTTATGTTGTTCAAGTTCTTCTTCAAGAGCTTTAATCTTTAAATCTTTTTCATCTAGTTCTTCATCAGCCATTTCTTTCTCCTTCCAACCAATCCCATATAGATTCATAGGCATGATCCCAATTTAAAAAGTCACCATCTTTGACTGCTTCTGTTGCCATAATCTTTACTTGATTATCATCAGCTTCAGAGCAATCTAAATTTAATATAAACTGCATTTACTTCTCCTAATGTCCTAGTTTAGAGTTGCGTTCTACTGCTTCATCTCTGGTGATGCACTCAAACTTTTGAATGCTCACCATCCTATGCTTAAAGTGATTACTAATTGATAGAGATAATGTATCTTTAAATTCTCCAATATATTTCTCGCACAATTCTTTATCAGTATAGGGATAGGTGTACTGTATCCAACCCAAGGAAGGCTGAACATTCAGCATCACCAAGGCTGTAATAAAGTATGTTGCAATCATTTGTCTCTCTCCTCTTCATCAAGAAACTCTTCGTACCCTTGTTGAATAGAGTATAGTTCTTCTTCCAACCACTCATTCAGTTCAGTGGTATCAAAGTCATCTCCCTCTTCCAGAGCAGCCCCTTCCAGATAGGACTCTATCATTGGATTAGCCCATGCATCATTAAAATTATTAACATATTCATACACTTCTTCAGGATATTTAAAGTTAATCTTCATAGTCCAACTCCATTATTATAAAATGTGAATACGATGAAGGCAGAGATAACTGCAATGCCAAACAAGAATATAAGTAGTTCATTCATCATGTGTCATTACCCACTTTTTAAAGTCATTAAAACT